GATGGTGTTAAGTTCTGGAGATTCAAACACAACTACAAAAATCAGGGTACTCTTGATAAACTTCTTCCTATTTTGGAACAGTTTACAACCACACAACAGGCAGATTTCTCTGACCCGAAAAATGGTACTGATTTAACTATCCTTATGACAGATAGTGAATTTAATGGTCATATTTATAAGACTATTTCTGCAATTATGTTTAATAATAAATCTGCACTTCATGTAGACTCAATTCTTTCAAGAGGTTGGCTTGATGATAATATCACTTGGAGAGATGTGTTTAAGCCAAAACAAGCACCGGGAATGCCACCATATGAATTTCTTGAAGCGATAGCTGAAGGTACAAATCCATATTGGGAAGATACTGACCAAACTAATAAGCATTGGGTATTTCCGGGTCGTCCAGCTTTGGAAGAAGCAGCAAATACACGTAATCGTAATCTTGATAAAGATTCTGAAGAAGATTTTGAACAAGCATCGGATTTGGATGAAGAATATCCACGTGTTACAATCAGTAACATCACCGAATCAAAAGTTGGTACATATATTGACAATGCTGTAGATTTGGGTGCAGCAGCACTTGTTGAAACAAGCGAAGAAAATTTATCTGAAACTGCTGGTGAAAGTTCAACAAGTGAAAGTGGTGATTATAAGGACTTACCATTTTAAAAATTACATAATATAAGGGGGAATTTTCATTCCCCCTTATATATATTTAAACAATTTAATATTTATGGCTAAAATAGCACATGAAGTTCCAGCAACTCCAGCAAGAAAACCAACAGCGAAAAAAAATTTTTCATTAGACGATTTCAAGAAAAAAATAGGAGCAGATAAAGTTCCATCAAAACCACTCGTATGGATTCCAATTGATGATGCTTTGAAGGAAGCAACAGGAATGCCCGGAGTACCAAAGGGATATGTAACACTTTTTCGTGGATATACCAACACCGGTAAATCAACAGCATTGATGCGTGCAATAGTTAATGCACAAAAAATGGGAGTTATGCCGATTATTATTGATACTGAAAATAATATTGATGAAGGCAATGAAAGATTAACTAATATGGGTTTTGATTGGAATAAAGAATATATTCTGGTTAAAAATAAATTTCTTCTCGATAGTTTTGGAAAACAACAAGATAAAGACAGAAAAGAAGCAAGTATTGAAGATTTGGCTAAGTGTATTTATTATTTCCTTGACCAACAAGAAGCTGGAAATCTCGAAGTTGATTTATTTTTTGCAATTGATTCAATAGGAACATTAAACTGTATTAAGACAATTAATGCACTCGAAAAGAATGACAGTGATAATAATATGTGGAATGCAGGTGCATACGAAAAGGCGTTCATGTCATTACTAAATAATACTATTCCAAATAGTAGGAGAGTAGATAGTCCGTACACCAATACCATTGCTGCAGTTCAGAAAATCTGGTATGATAGTATGAACAAGGTAGTTAAACATAAAGGTGGCGAAACTTGGTTTTTTGGTTCAAGACTTATTTATCATTTCGGTGGTATAATTACACACGGAACTGCAAGGGAAACCGCAACAAGTAAAGGTCGTGACGTTAATTTTGGTTTCAGTAATAAGGTTAATATCGCCAAGAATCACGTTGATGGCGAAAAGGGTGGTATATCCTTAGAAGGCAAAATTGCTTCAACACCGCATGGATTCGTGTTCGGAGATAAAGCAAGTATTGATGAATATAAGAAACAGCATATTTTGCACTTCCGTAATATATTCGAAGACGATAGTCTTACTGCTGATGACATAATCATTCAATCCAAACCAATGGATGCCGATGGAAATGTCTTATTTGAAGATACTCTTATTGAAAGAAGTCAAAATATTTCAGAAGAAAGCGAAGAATGAAAATACGTACATTATTGGTTGACAGTTCATATTTATTAAAGCGTTCCTTTCATGGTGCTAAAGATGTTTATACTAATTCTTTCGGTCATTGTGGTGGATTATATCAATTTATGACTACTGTTCGTAAATTGATTAAAGAACATATGATTAATAAAGTAGTTCTTGTTTTTGACGGTGAGGGCGGTGGAATTTTACGTCATCGTATCGACAAGGATTATAAAGCCAATCGTAAAACCAAAGAATGGTACAAAAAAATTGAAATGACTGCTGTGGAAATTCGCAGAGAAAAGGAAAAAGAAATGTCATTATTGAAACAAAGAAAAAGAATTCAAGCATATGCTGAAGAATTATTCTTGAGACAAATTGAAATTGATGATGTTGAAGCCGATGATTTAATCGCTGCATATTGTCTTCAATATAATAATAAAGAAGAAATTATCTTATATTCGAATGACAGGGACTTTGCACAATTATTAGACTTGAATATAACAATATTATTTGCAAATATCGACCAACCAGTAAACAAATCAAATTATTTAATGCATTTCAATCATCACTATTCTAATGCATTGATATTGAAAATAATTTGTGGTGATACTGCTGATAATGTTCATGGAATTAAAGGTATTGGAGAAGATACGCTATTAAAATATTTTCCTGAATTGAAATTCAAACATCTTACTGTTAGAGAAATTTGTCAAAAAGCTGATGAACTCAATAAGGAAAGAATTGCAAATAAGCAGAAACCATTAAGGGTTTTTGAACATTTATTGAATGGTGTTGAAAGATTGAAAACCAATTTTCAATTGGTTAATCTAAGACAACCAATGCTTACAGAAGCAGCAGTCGAAGAACTCAAGCAATTGGAAGTTCCGTTGTCACCGGATGGTAGAGGAAGTAAAAATTTATATAAAATGATGCTTGAAGATGAGTTCTTGACTGTGTATTCAAGTACATTTCCCAATTATGTTGAGCCTTTTTATACCGTTATTATGAATGAAAAACAATTACTTATAGAGTATCAAAAAAATAATAAAGTAAATTTATAAAAACTCTTTTAAATTCAAGACTTTCTAATTATATTTGTCATATAGTATTAACAATCAAAAATAAATTAAAATGAGCGAAAAGGAATATAGTAACGTGTTTAGGTTTTCTTTATATCAGGGAAACGTTTTGTTGTGCGAAAAAGTTTTCGATGCAGACCAATTTAATCCTTTCACTAGATATTCAATTGATATCAGAGAAATCCTACCCAAAGCAATTACTAAAATACAAAAAACCCTCTCCAAAAGAAATTATGATGTATTCTATGAAGTAGGTAGAGAAGATGTTACAGTAGATGATTCACCAGATATTTATTATGATTTATTTCAGTATCATCAGAAAATGATTAATGCATATAAACAGGAATGGAGAAGTGATATGCGTTATAATCCACAACCAATAATCCAACAAATTGAAGAAAAAATTATTAAAGGTGTTGAATGTAAAATTGGTTTTTACATAAATGATAAACCAATTGTCGAAAGACTGTTCTATGTTGATGGCTTTAATCCTGTTGCAAGATGGTCAGTTGATTTAACGAATTGTGTTCTTGATGTTACTGATACAATTTTCAATCAAATAAAAAGGAATGACATTAAAAATATGTGGGACGATTATGATTTGATTAACATCAGAGGATTATCAATTAATCAAATCAGGGAACTTTCTCCAATGAAAAGGGAAGAAATGCTGAAGAAAGTCAGGAGAAACTGAGACAAAACATAAATAATTGTGAAGTTATTATGGGTTTTTCAAACAAAATTCCCATAATAACTTTTTTTACATGCATATTTTAAAATGAGTGAAATAACTGAAAATACTTTATCAGCATATCTCGGTCCTGAATTTCAACAACGCCTTATGTGGCAATTACTTGTAGAACCTGAATTTGCTGAAAAAACGATACCTAATTTAGCTGTTGAATATTTTGATGACCCGAATCTCAAAAGACTTTTCATTATAATTCTTGAATATTTCAAAGAATATGAAAAAGTTCCAAATCTTCAAAATCAAAGTATACAACAAGCAATCAATAAATACAAGACACCCAATAATATAATTGAAGAAGAATCACTCTTTGCAGTAATCAAACGCATTGAAATGTGGAATGAAAGAGTGATTAATAAACAAATGTTACATGATGGTGATGTTGTACAAAAAACAACCAGTGGTTTTATTAAACAACAAGAATATCGAAAACTTGGTGAACACATTTTAGAAAAGACAAAAAATGGTGAAATTCGAAATAAACATACTTTAGGTGCAATCGAAGAAAAAATTCAAAAAATCAGTCATATTGGTGATGAAGAAGATTATGGTACTGAAGTTATTGAGAATATTGATAAGGTATTGAGAAAAGAATTCCGTGAAACCATAGCAACTGGTGTTGATGTTATTGATGGATTAACTGGCGGTGGTTTAGGTAAAGGTGAAATTGGAGTTATTTTGAGTCCTTCGGGTGCTGGCAAAACTACTTTGCTTACAAAGATTGCCAATACTGCATACGAGATAGAAAAGAATGTATTGCAAGTCATATTTGAGGATACTACCGAACAAATACAGAGAAAGCATTATACAATATGGTCAAAAACATCGTTGAGCAAAATTGATGATGAAGATGAAAACATTAGAGTTAAAAAAATTGTTCATGAAAAAGCAGAAGAATTAAAAAAATCAAGAGGTAAACTTATAATCAAGAAATTTAGTCAGGAAAATACGACAATGATGGATGTCCGTAACTGGATGATTCGTCATCAGAAAAAATGGGGTTATAAATTTGATATTCTTGTTCTCGATTATCTTGATTGTCTCGAATCACATAAGAAAACCGCAGATAGAAATGAAGCAGAACTGGTAATTGTCAAATCATTTGAAGCATTGGCAACTGATTTCGATATTCCCGGATGGACAGCTATTCAGTCCAATAGAAGTGGTTTTGATGCAGAATTTGTAGAAGCACATCAAACTGGTGGGAGTATAAAAAGAGTTCAGAAAGCGCATTTTTTTATGAGTGTAGCAAAAACTAAAGACCAAAAAGAAGCACAATTAGCTAATATTAGAATTATTAAAGCAAGATTTGCACAAGATGGTCAGACATTTCAAGATTGTATATTTAATAATGATACAATGGAAATCAGAATTGAAGATGATAGATATAAGTATAATAGAATAAATAAGAATACAAAACATTATGATAGTGAAGATGTTGATAAAATTGATGATAATGCAAATAAAATTCATATTGCTATTAGTCAACATACTGAAGCAGAATTAACTGAAAAAGTTAATGATGATAATATAAATGAAATTACAGTAAAAGATGTAACTGAAATGACATCAACTGAAATTAATGACCTATTGAAGAAAAATGCCGAACAACTGGTAGATAATAATCCAGAAATAACTAAGCAACATATTGATAATATCACAACTGAAATTAATAATAATATTGCCAATACTGTAAAAGAAAAAGAATCGTTTGAATGGGATGGTGAATCTGGAAATACAACCACCGAAATAATTAATGAACAACCTGAAGTTAAATTTGATAATGTCGAACCATTAATTGAAATTGAACCGGAAGAAGTTAAAACTTCAATTATCGTTAAAAATATTGTAATGGAATACAATGTTGTCAATAAAAATGGTAGAATGTATCCATCACCAAACCCAGAAATAAAACCAATCACTGAGATTGAAAGGAGATTTATTGACCCAGATGCGCCACATGGTGAAAATAAATTAATACAAGAAACTCTGGCTAAATTACGTAAGAATCAGAATGTTATAAAAAAAGAATAAAAATAATTATAAAATTTTGTAACTTTTTGAAAATTTATTCGTATTTATATTTTCAGGCGACAAAAAATATTTTTAATTTTTTTTGAAAAATACTTGCACAATTAAAAAATGTGTTGTATGTTTGTATCGTCTTAGAATAAAAAACGTTCTTTAATGTATTGAAAAAATAAAAAGGAAACGGTTTGTTATTTCAGTAACAATTAGCTCAGTGTAGAGCTTCCGCATTTATAGCAGAAAGTCGTGGGGTCGCACCCACATTGTGTAAACAACAATAACAAACAAACTGTCCTTTTTCTATAGTTTTTATAGCTTTTTCACAAAAAGCCATTATATTGTGGGGTAGAGCAGATGGTAGCTCGTTGGGCTCATAACCCAAAGGTCGTAAAAAACGGTTCGATTCCTACCCCCGCAACAAGTAAATTGAAATTATGAAAGTAATTAGTATGGTTCTGGAAACAGAGTAAGATAGAATGAAACAAGTCCACACCATCTCAATTTCGGGCATAAAGAAGAACTGATAGTTTTTACAGTAAAATTGACGGTAAATCAAACACTTACAAATCAAAAACTAACGAATTTCTTCTGAACTTATTGATGTTCTTTTAAATAAATGGGGAGATAGCAAATTAAAAACAAAAATACTATCTCAATACTCTCTTAAATGAGAGAACTAATGGTGTTTTCAGTAATACGGTAAAGCAAATTGTGTTGAAAACAATTAATTATGAGTTCGATTCTCATTCTCCCCACAAATATACGCAGTAAAGCCTCTTACGAAAGTAATGTAACTGCGTGACTGTATGAAGGGAAAACGAAAGGTGTTTACAGTAAATTCGTTGGTTCGAATCCAACATCCCGCCATTGGCGAGATTGGCTGAGTGGTTTAAAGCGCAAATATGCTAAATTTGAAAACAATTACACCAAATACTTTTAAAATATTCCCTGAGTTTCAACGTCTGGAATGAGTCGCATAGCGTCTCAAATGAGAAGATTTATCTTTATCACCAGTCGTTTTTTAATTTTTTTTGTAATAGAAATGTGAAATGGGTGGGGATTGACATAGAAATATGTTAGCTCACCCATTTTTGTTTTTTTAAAAATAATTGGTTAAAAATTTTTTTATAATAAAAATTAATATATATTTGCATACTAATTAAAATTTTGTACTATGGAAAATTTGGTATTAACACAAAAAATGCTTGTAGATGTTAGACAATCATTAATTGATGGTTTAACTGTTGCGAGTGGTGCTAAGAGCAGTGCAACTTATTACCACAGCAAAGATGAACAAATGAAAGCTATTCAGGGTCAGATTAAGAACTTGTATAAACTTTCAAAGGAACTTCCATTAATTATAGCAAGTCAAAAGGGTGTTACTGGTAGATTTATATCAGAGGTATTGCTTAATGAATTTAAGCAAACTTTAAGGGGTGGAGCATGTAATATCGTTAATCCAATTGATTGGTATGATAATGGATTGTCAGATAAGGCAGTTCTTACCGCATTAAATAACCTTGGTGAAAATGGTTTACCATATGTATTACGTCTTTTCGTTGATTTAAAAGATGCAAGGGTGAACAACGAAAGGTCGAGGAAAATCGCACTTGGCTTTATTTGGGGTCAGGATAATCTTGAATTCTATGCAATGAAGTACAGGAACAAGATTGCTGAAATCCTAAAGCACGTATATGGCGTGAAAAAAACCAGTATATTACTTTCAATTGCACAGAAGAATGTTGTGACCAATGGTTTGTATGAAAGTGATAAGGAATTGTTAATTGCTAATGACAATATTTTAAAATATTTTAATGGCAGTGACATGAAAGCATTCAAGTTATTACTTTTCTTATTCAAAAAAGATGTTGGCGTTGAATATGGCGAAACTGAATTTCCTCTTTTGAGAGAATATCAAAGAGCAAAGGTTAATATTAATGGTGTTAAGACTGTGCCAGAAGAAGTATTGCTTGGTTTGATTTCGTCAGTAAAACATCCACAATATCATTCAATGTGGGCAACTGATGCTCAAAGATTAGTTACAAAGGCTTTATTCAGAAAGAATGTGCAAGTGACTTCGGTTAACCAGCAGGTTCGTCAGACAAAATCAACTGCAAAGCTTGGTGTTGAAAAAACTGTTGATTTGGAAAAGGCAACGGATTTCCTTGCTCTTTACAAGACTGGTTATGAAAATGGCTGGACTGATGAATTGAATCTTGCGATTGTGAAACTCGCAACAAAGAAGAAAATTCAAGGATTCTTTTATCAGAATATTGGTATAATTGTCGATGACAGTATCTCAATGACCGGAAACAAATTGGAATCCAAGAATACTCCAAGGGCAATTGCCGATTTTACTACATTGGTTCTCATGAACTCAGTAAAATCTTCGGTGGTTTTAAAGACCAGTGGATTTTCAACTGATATTGCCAGTTCGTTCATTGACCTTTTGAAGAATGAAAATCCTTCAAACCCATATAATGCAATTTTTATTTTAACCGATGGTTATGAAAATTCGTATGACGGTTTGACTAATGAAGTCATTTCAATGTGGAAAGCAGAAACCCAGAGGAATATTCCAATGTTTCAGATTTCACCAATCACCAGTGCTGAAATGGGTGCAAACGTAAGAAAATTGGGCGAAGGTGTTGTCACAATGGCAATAAATAATCCAATTGCATTACAGCCACAAATCAATGCAAGACTTTTGGAAATCGATACCAAAAGATGGTTGGAAAATCAGGTATTGGCTCTTGAGTCAGCACCTATTACAAGGTCGAAGAAAATTAGTATTAACGCTTAATAATTCATATAATGAATACAAGAGAATTTACAGAGTTGCTTAAAGGTTGTCGTCCTGTCAAAGATAGTGATGGTAACATTGTAGTGCAAAGTATTTTAAATATGCAAGTTGTATGTCTTACAACTGATGAAGAATATTCATTGGATACTCGTTTTGCAAATCCTTTGACTGCTCTTCAAGCAGGTAATAACTCATACGGTCAAATTAGTTTTTCCAATAAAACTGATAAGGAAGTTATTGTGCCTACTCAGATGGCAGTTATGACCAAGCAGAGTGCTCAGAATCACGGTATGACAAAAGCTGGTTACATGGAAAAGTACGCCAATGTAACTTACCATGACGCAGGTTGTGTTCAGGGCGGACAAACTGGTTACTTTCGTGGTACTCAGGAATTCCGTATGCTTCCAATAACCATGCGTGAAATGGTGTTCGATACTATTGGACAACCAAGTGGATATCAAAGGATTTATCCTGCTATCAATAAATTAGGTACTGATACTCAGTCTGGTGCAGGTAACTATCTTAATGTTTACTTTGAAAAGTATGACAAGAAACTCGAACAGTTTATTGCACACTTTGAACGTCCACGTAATCTTATAGGTATCATCGTATTGGTTGATGGTGAAATTGTTGCAATAGACAAATTCCCTTCATTCACATATGCCGAACAGGTTTGGGATTTGATGATTCGTGACTGTTATGGTGCATTGGCAATTATCAGTGAATTGAAGCACAAGACTTCAAATGCGATATTTACTGAAACTTTCAATGAAACGAAGAAGACTAATCAGGAAAACATCGTTGATTTGCTTGAAAAAGCTTTGAAGAAAACCAAGCAAAGTGTTACTGCAAGTGTTCAAGAAAAGATTCAAGAACTTCTTGAATTGACTTTTGAAGCAACTCTTGATACTGAAGGTAATCCTTCAGCTATGAGCAAAGCACCAAAAAGCTACGTTTTAAAAGATAGTGATAATAACTATATTGGTCAGGTTATCACTGAAAATGAATATAATCATCTTGTTTCAATTGTAAAACGTGATACATTTAATCCAGATATATTAAGACAAGTAAATGAATTAAAACGTAAAGCAAAAAAACAAAATAAATTTATGTTATAGATTTATTGTATATATCAAAAACCCGACTATAAACATAGTCGGGTTTTTTTTTTGCCATATACAGTCATAATATAAAAATTTTTGTATTTATGTTAAATATATTCGAGCAGAAATGTTCGAAATTGCTAATTAGAGGTACGGCTTATAAGTTACATAACCATGAAGAAATTAACAACAGAAGAATTTATATTAAAAGCAAAAAAAATACATGGGAATAGGTATGATTATTCGAAATGTGTTTATAATGGTTCATTTAGTGTTGTCGATATTATTTGTGATAAACATGGTGTTTTTCAACAAACACCCAATCGTCATTTAAATAATCGTGGATGTGTTAAATGTGGTAATATTAAGCAAAGCAATTCACGAAGAAAAACATTAAAACATTTTATAGTTAAATCAAAAACTATTCATGGTGATAAATATGATTATTCAAAAGTTAATTATTTTGATTCAAGAATAAATGTAACAATTATTTGTCCTGAACATGGAGAGTTTAATCAAAAACCTAATAATCATCTAAAAGGGTTTGGATGTTCACAATGTAATATGAAATCATTGGGTGAATTAATGATAATAAATTGGTTGAATCGAAATAATATTAAATATGAAATTCAAAAATCATTTTCAAATTGCAAAAATATTATACATCTCAGATATGATTTCTATTTACCCAATCAAAAATTATTGATTGAATATGATGGTGAACCACATTTTAAAGAAATAGAATATTTAGGGGGTAAAGATGGATTAATGTACAGACAAATTAATGATAAAATTAAGACCGATTATGCAATGAATAATAATTTTAATTTATTGCGAATTAAATATACTGAAAGAAAAAATCTATCGGAAATTTTAAAAAATAATATTATAATTATTTAACAATTAAATATATGGCTTTTTTTGCGAGACCAAATCTGGATGACTTGCAGTTTAAACAACTGAGTGGAAGTACATTGACTTTATCAGGTCAAACTCAAATAATAAATCCATCTGGTTTAACAATATCGGATGGTAGTGGTAGTACAATTGTAATTAATGCAAAAGGTGCTTCAGTTGGTAATGTATTGACTTTTGATGGTAATGAAATTAATTTACAATTACCATCATCTGGCGCAAGCACTGGAATATATACATGTGCATCACCAACTACATGTACAGTTGGTGGATTAAGTGCAAGTACTTCAATAACTGGATGTACTATTGCTCGTTTACTTGAAATGATATTAGTTCCGACATTATATCCTACATTATCTGCACCATTTAATACTTTTTCAATTTTTCCTGCAACTACACAATATGAAGTGGGTACATCAATTAGTATTACAGGAACTTCAATATTCGATAGAGGATGTATCTGTCCTGCATATTGTGGTGGTCCACAATATAGAAGTGGTTTACCAATTGCTCATGTAGTTAATTTCTTTGGTAGTGACGTATCAGCATTTACAAGTAATTTAACTACTGGTGTAACATGTGCATCATATTGTGTTAGTGATAGTGGCAATGCAGTAAGTGGTAGAGTTATATATTCAGGTGGTTCACAACCATTGAATAGTTCTGGTAGTAGTTATAGTACACCATTACCTTCAGGTACAACAGCAACAATACCAATAAATATTAGTGGAATTTATCCATATTTTTATGGTACTGTAGCAAGTAGTGGAGCATCTGCTGGTGGTAATAGACCTGCATCAACACCAGCATTAGTTACTGGTGGAACTAAAGTTGTGGCTCAAAGTACAGGTACTATTGCTATTATTTTTAATAGTACTTCTGATGATTATTTATTTTTTGCAATACCAACTGGAAGTACAAGTAAAACTAAATGGTTTGTCGATGCATTAAATAATGGTAATATTGGCGGTGCAGTAACTCCGGGGGGTAATTTATTCCCTACGTTTTGCACTGTTACTGGTGTTACTTCAACAATATGGGGTAATGTTGGTTGTTCATCACAAACATATAAAGTTTATGTTAGTAATTATCAAACAGCATCAAGCACATCAATGCAATTAAGAAATACTTAAAAATATTAAGATATGGCTATAATATTAAATGATAATATAAAAATAAATGCTGGTAAACCAAGCGAGTCTAAATATTTAACTTCTGGAAATACAGCATATGCTTCAATAACAGCAGTAAACGCAGCAATACCAATTTCAGAAAGATATGTTGGTTTAACTGTTCTTATTGATTCTGGTACAACAAATATTGAACATTGGTATGAAGAAGGCGTAACGAATGGTGATTTAATTGAAAAGAAATTCAATACTATAATTCCAATTGGTGATTTCATTACGGGTGCAACAAATCTTGGATATTTTAGTGGACAAACAGGTATACAAACATTACCAATAACCAATTTACCAGATACTGATTATAACGGTAATTATAATTCTTTATATAATTTTTATTATAGAGGAATTGATGGAAATATTCATGCAGATACACCAACAGATGAAATTCCAAGAAGAGGTTATGTTAAAACTGCCATTCCAGTTAAGTCATTTCTTTGGAATGAATATACTGGTAGTACAAATTTACTTGGTTGGATTTTAGTCGATGGTGATATTTCAACTCAACTTGGAACATTTCAAAATGGTGTAATATATTATACTGGAGCATCAGAAGTATATACTGAAACTGGTTGGACTACGGGAATTGGATATAATAATGGATCGGATTTGGTTATTAGTACAGTTGTTGGTAGTTTAACAACTGGTACTACATTAGCAATTGGTGGTAGACCTTTTGATTTCAGTGAACATAATAATTTACATTTTAGAACAATTGTATCAGAAACACCACAACTTATTGGAGTTAGAGATGATGAAACATTTATTTATTTATCTGGCAATACAGGAAGTCAAATTATTACAGCAAGTAATGGTTTAACAAAAGTCGGTCAAAATGTAAAATTAGGTGGTACATTAACCGCTTCAACGGTAATTACAGATTCAAATGCAATTCCAAGTGGTATCACATATGCTGCGGATTATTCGGCAACATTTATTTCACGTTCATTGATTGATAAAGGATATGTAGATGGCAGACTTTTATGTTCATTGGGTGGAGAAAGAATTTTTAAAATGATTTGTCAAACATCACATGGATTTAATACCAATTGCGTAGTTGGTTGGAGTGGTGGAACATATAATTTAGCAATTGCAAACGGTACATATGATGGTGAAATTCTTGGTGTTATAAGTAAATGTTTTAATGCGAATTGTTTCGAATTAACACAAGCAGGATACGTCACTGGTTTAACTCCAACACTTACAATGAATTGTACATATTTTCTTAGTGCTACAGTTGCGGGTAAATTATGTGAAATTGAACCAATTGTTCCTAATTTTTTGAGTAAATCAATGTTAATCGCTACATCAAGTAATACTGGATGGGTTCTACCATATGCAGCATACGTGATATCAAGTGGTTTTACGGATGGTGGAGCATTGGTTAAAAATGTTTGCCTTCCAACAATACCTACATATTCAATGATTAATTCAGACTTTTTTGTTGGTGTATCAGGTGGTTCAACAGTTGTTTTACCAACAACACCTAAATGTGGAATGGTTGTGGTTGTTGGAGATGTTGGCAATAATGCTGCAAGTTTTCCAATAACAATTGTTGGTAGTGTAGTCGGTTGTACATCAACATCACAAATTGATACCAATTCTGGTTCATTATCATATATTTATAACGGTACAAGATGGAATGTATTTGCATTCTCACCAGTACTTAGTTAATATAATAACGTAAAGAAATATTATGGCAAAAACATTTAGAACCAATCAGAATTTAATTAATGATGGATTTAGGCAATCAACCGGATATACGTTATCATTATCTGGTAATACTTTAATTGGTAATTGTGCTACTTTTAAATATGCCACAAATCAACATACTAAATATACTGCTCGTTCAATTACTGATGCTGATTATGTAACTGGTTTAACATCTGGTATTAGATTAATTGGTTCTAATCAACAACTTATATATCGAGATATTTCTGGAATTACGGGTGCTACTGGTTTTATTTATGATAATGCAACATCAGGTGTTACAGTACCTAATTTATATATCTCACAAGCACCAGTAAATGAAGTTGGTGACTATTTTTTATTAACATGGGATAGTGGTACGACTAAAGTAGGGAAAATAAATGCTGTTAGTGTTACAGGCTTACAATGCGCAACTAATGGTTTAGGTATTGTTGGTGATTGTGCATGTTTAGGAGGATTATTAATTAATGATACAACAATATGTGGTTCAGATATATATTCATTAAGACTTCAAGGTTTATGTGGAATGTGTATAATAACAACAGCAAATAATATTGTTCTTGATAGTCGTTGCAATAGTGGTGGAATATATTTAAAATCTCAATGCGGTACAATTAGTAGTCCTATAAGTAATTTTAGTTCTGCTATTGGTATAGCAATTGATTATCCATCAGATATTTTTAAAATCTATGATAATCGTTCAGGCGTATCGCAAAGAGGTATTGAATATGCTGGTGATTATAGTGCATTTTATAGTCAACGTTCTATTGTTGATAAATCATATGTAGATGCCATTGCTGCTGGTCTTCAACCACATCCTGCTGTTGATGTCGCAACAACAGGTAATACGGTATTAACAGGATTAACAGGTACAACAATAATTGATAGTATTGTTTTAAGTCAGGGTAATAGAATATTAATTAAAAATCAAATAGATGCCAAAAAAAATGGTATCTATATTTTAACTGGTACTACTTTTGTACGTGCAGGAGATTTTAATGAAAGTTCTGAATCTATTCATGGAGCATATACGTTTGTAATATCTGGTGCTACAAACGCTAATACTTCATGGGTATTAAGCACACCGAATCCAATAACAATTGATGTAACTCTTTTAACGTTCACATTATTTGCTCAAGTTACAGATATTATTGCAGGTACTGGAATAACTATTTCAAAGTTCTATGGTCAAAATACTATATCGGTAAATGGTCCAAGTATTGCGGGAAATTCTTTATTATGGAATAATTTAACATGTAAATTTGATGTAGATATTAGTGGTGGAACATTAGCAACAGCATTAAGTCAAACAATAACTGGTGCAACAAATGGTTTAACAAAATCAGGACAAGAATTAAAACTTGGTGGTACATTAACTGGAAGTACTGTAATAACAGATTCACGAGCAATTAAGGTTGGTATTCAATATGCAGGTAGTTATAGTTCAGGATTTACATTACATTCACTTATTGATAAAGAATATGTTGATACACAAATGTCCAGTGGTGGAACATATAATTTACAATCACCTGCAGCAATATGTGTTGGTGGAATTTGTGTGGGTACTGTTTTAACAGGAAAAACTGCATTTGAATTATTTGAAGAATTGCTTGTACCTGAATTATTTGGTATAATAACAGCACCAAGTACATCAATTAGTTTATCTTCTGGTGGTACATTTGAAGTAGGTTGTGTTATTTCACAATTAATCATCGGAACATTCAATCGAGGATGTATTAATCCACAATATTGTAGTCTTTCTGATAAAAGAAGTGGTTGTGCAAATGCATATTGTTTTACTGGATGTGGAATGCCAATAGGACTTCAAACATGTGTATTAACACCTGCAACTCAAACAAACGCAACGTATACGTTATCTGCGGGTACTCAAACATGGGGTGTTTGTACGAGATATGATGCAGGTTGTCCAGCTTTAGGTAGTAAAGGTACACAATATTGTGCAGCATTAGTTTCTGGATGTACTGCTGCAGCAAATTCAAGTATTACTGGTCTTTATCCATATTATTATGGAAAACTTACAAGTGGTTCACGTCCTGCAGTAACAAATGTTTTAGTAACTGGTGGAACAAAAGTTGTTGCAAGCAGTACTGGAACTGTTACTGTTACCTTTAGTAGTGTTGGACAATGGACTTGGCTGGCAATACCATCATCGAGTACATCAAAAACCTGTTGGTTTGTAACTGCTCTTGATAATGGTAGAATAAATAATGCACCAACTGATAAATATCCTGATGAATGTGTATTTAGTATTTGTTCAGGACAGGGATGTTGGACATCTCAAAATTATAAAGTTTATGTAAGTGGATTCGCTGCAACAGATGCCAGCGCAATTCAATTTAGAAATAGTTAAAATTTTAAGATATGGCTATAAATTTAAGTGACAATATTTTTACAAGTGCTCCAAAACCAACAGATAGTAGGTATTTGAATAATCTTGTGCCATATGCGAGTGTAAGTGCTGCCAATAGTGGAATTACTGGTGGTGTTGGTGGCGTTAGATATACTGGTTTAACTGTTAATATATTAGGTACTGAATATTGGTATTGTAATGGTATTGGTGATGCAAATTTAGTTGTAAAAGATACGGGTATTTTAAATACGGGAATCACAAGTGCAATTAATGGTTTAACTAAAGTAGGAACAGCAGTTAAATTAGGTGGTACAATAACTGGTAGTACTATAATTACAGATAGTCGTGTAACTCCACTCGGTATTCAATATGCAGCAGATTATTGTGGAACATTTACTGCACGTAGTATACCAGATGCTGAATATGTAACTGGAAAAACTGCAGCAGCACTGGTAAATTATTATACTAAAGCACAAATCAATAGTTATACAGGACAGACTCTGACAAATATTAACACTAGATTGTTAACATCTGTATTTAATACATTTAGTGGTACAACACTACCTGCAAATTATTATAATAAAGCCCAAATCAATAGTTATACTGCAAGTACTTTAACAAATATTAATAGTAGATTGTTAACATCTGTATTTAATACGTTTAGTGGTACAACACTACCTGCAAATTATTATAATAAATTGCAGATTAATAGTTATACCGGACAGACTCTGACAAATATCAACAGCAGAGCACTTCAAAGTAATTTCGTGACACATACTGGTGACACCAGTATTCATTATGTTCAGTCTGCAATTACTATCACTGAAACTCAAGTAACTAATTTGCCGACAGATTTAACTGGTTTACAGAATCAAATCGACCAACTTAGTCAAATTCAGACAACAACAATTTATTATCCAGAACACGATAATTCCGATGTTGTGGGCTATGAAACACTTAAAAGAAGTCCTGATAGTACAAGTGGACATACACACACAGTTGGAATTAATAATAATACTATACAACTTGGTGCATGGGTAACAGCACAAGGCGACCCCGGAATAACTGGAATTACTGCTGGTTTATGGACGCTTCACACGCATGCTCAATGGGATGGTACGAATGGTACGAATTTCTTGCATTGGGATGTATATAAACGTACCACTGGTGGTACAGAAACTTTATTGTTTCGTGTAAGTACTGCAGATATTACCGTAACAACACTTGTTGAATACCAAGAAGAAATTGTATATAGTGGTATAACAATGAATCCAAGTGATAGGCTTGTATTGAAGATTTTGGCACAAACAACTGGTGGCGCAAAAAATGCGAGTATACTATTTGGTGGGACTCTGAATTTTGCTTTCATGCAACCACCAATATTATCCAATATGGAAGTATTGTGGAGTAGTATTCTGGGAAAACCTGCATGGCTTACCGGAACAACACTTGGTGCATTTCAAGCAGGTCACTCACATAGTCAATATGTACTTCAAACAGCAATTAACACATTTACTGGTACAACATTACCTAGTAATTATTATAATAAAACACAGATTAATAGTTATAGTGGTCAAACTGATACAAGACTTGATATAATTGAAGCTGATTATATTACGGGTGTTACAAATGGTTTAACTAAAGTAGGTGCACATGATACATGTCTTGGTGGCGCATTGGTTGCAAATACTTGCATAAGTGGTGCATTTCTTTTTGGAGTAAATGTTACAAATATCAACCTTACTGGAACAACTGTTAATATTGGTGGTATAATTAAAATAACATCAATACCATCTGCAGGTTTAACAACCGATTCATTTCTTGTTAGAGCAACTGATGGTACGGTTAAAACAATAAGTGGTTCAACTTTTGGTGATAGAAATAATATATATTCATATACTGCAATCACTACTGGTGTAAATTTATATACTGGTAGTTCTTATGTTATATTGGTAAGTCCAAGTTCACCATTGGTAGTTTGTTTACCTGCAACACCTGTTAATGGTGAAGTATTTAAGTTCAAAGATATTCTTCCCGGTGCATTGTTAAATAATATTACAATTTGTGGTAGTGGTAAATGTATTGATGGTTCACCAACAGCATTAATTAATACCGATTATGGTGCACTTGAAATCATATATAATGGAACAAATTGGTTTAGTTTAAGTTTCATTAACTAATTTTAATTAAAGCAACGCAAAAAAATGAGAATGTAAAAATTCTCATTTTTTTTCTTGTAAAACAAGATTTTTATGATTATTTTCGTATTTATAAAAAAGTATAAAAAATTATAATTAAATAAAAATTTTAAGATTATGGTAGTGGATAGTAAAATTAGAGACAATGATAAATATATAATTTTTGAGAGTACTGGAGGACATGGCAAGCAGGTTTGTGCAACTGCAGTGATTCGTGCAATAAAAAAACAATATCCTGACCGCAAATTGATATGGGTAACTCCGTGGGATGGACCTGCATTCTATAATCCAGATATATTTCGTTTTTATTTGTTCAATCAGATGCAATATTTTATGGATGATTTTTTGAAAGATGACACTATCATAATGAAACAAGACCCTTATAATGAAACTAATCATATATTAAGAAAAGAACACTTAACTGAGACTTGGTGTAAAATGTTTAATGTTTCTTTCGATGGTTATAAACCCAAAATTTATTTAAATCCTCGTGAATTAGAAATAGCAAAAGATAAAATAAAGCCAGATAACAGACCAATAATGTTGTTACAAACACATGGGGGGAGCAATCAGCAGTATTCAAAAAAATCTTGGTATAGGGACATGCCAATTGAAATTGCACAAAAACTTGTGAATTATTTTAGCAAATCATATAGAATTTTACATATTAAATCACCAGAACAACCAGTTTTACAAGGTGTTGAACAACTAACATTACCATATCGGGAACTCTATGCTGTATTTCCTCTCAGTACCAAGAGATTATTTATTGATAGTTTCAGTCAACATGTTGCTGCTGCATTGGATTTGCAGAGTACTGTTGTATGGATTGGAAATAAACCCGAAGTATTTGGTTATCCAGAGCACATAAACGTACTGCCAACAGCAAATTATGTACGAGAATTAAATAAATTTACATATTTACAGGATGATATTTCTGGGCAAATTCAGACTTTCCCCTATGATACAGTAAATGTATTTGATATAAATAAAATTATTGAAGCCGTTAATATGCAGAAATAGTTATCTGTAATTTAATTCCTTAATTTTTAAACCCATCGATTTTCGATGGGTTTTTTATTGTCATTATTCGTCAAGTATAATTTTAGAAGTATTTATATTTAAGAATTATATAAAATGGCATTTGAAACAAAACTCAATCTAAATAGTTATAAATCTAAGCAAATTTCAGGAGATACCTTAAATTTATCTGGTTGTACACATATTTTTGGTGAATTTGAATTAGCAAGTGGTGGAACATTATCAATATTACCGAATCGTGGTGCTGGTAAAGTACTTACTTCTGATGCAAATGGTTTAGGAACTTGGCAAATTAATAGTAATATAAGTGCAATTACGGGTGCAACTAATGGTTTAACCAGAGTAGGTAATCAGGTTATATTAGGTGGTAATTTAACTGGAACAACAATAATTTCGGGTAATTTCGATAATTTTGATAATTGTTTTACTCTTAGTATAAATAATTTTGATTTTGATATAGGTGGAAAACTTAATATTTCGACATGTTGTACAACGCTTAGACTTGATGATGTTAGTTTGGCAACAAATGGTGTTGTTGGTATTTTTAGAGATTGTGGTGTGGTAATTAGTAGTATTGATACATTCAATAATACTTGTGGTGTTATTAATATATGTTCTTCTATTGGTAATATAGACGTTAAAGTAACAAGTGGATTAACATTCTGTTCAACAAACAATAAGCCAATAATATATTTTGCGGATTATTCGGCAAATTATACAAATCGTAGTTTGGTTGATAAAGAATATGTAGATAATAAAGTATTCAGTGGAACTACAAACGGAATAACTGGTGCAACAAATTTAGGCAGTGGAAATGGAACAATTTTCACAAGTGTAAGTGCTAATAAAATAAACTTAAAGACTCTCAGTGGTGGAACTAATATAACACTTACTTGTGATGGCAATTATATTGGAATAAATTCGTCTGCAAGCAGTGTTTTGTCTGTATGTACAATAAGTGGTAATAGTGCAGCAACGGGGTTTACTGTAAATCATGGATGTAATCAACAATTTGTTATGGTTCAAGTTGTTCAAGCTGCTTCACCATATTCAACTGTATACACAGATATACAAAGACCAAATACAAATTGCGTATGTATCACATTTGATACAGCACCATTAACTGGTACAAATTATAAGATATTAATAACGGGATAATCAAAACCAAATAATATCTTAGTATTTATATAAAAGATAAAATATGGGAAGTAGGTCAAACATAAATTTAATTAGTAATACGACTGATGGTGTAAACTGTGGTAGTGGTGGTTGTGGTGCAGGAGTTATTTTCATTGGTAAAGAAAATGGAAATATATTGAAATTCAAAACAATTTGTGCTGCAGGTAGTGTATCAATTATTAGTGGTGCAACCACAATTAC